TGTACATGCAATTACGACCACGAAATTACCGAAGCAGAACACGAAGGTAAAAAGGTAAAACTTAATGACCCCTTTAGACTTCCGTCTGGCAGTAAGAAAAAGTTTGGTGTATATGTTAAAAATGATAAAGATAATATTGTTAAGGTTACATTCGGTGACCCTAATATGGAAATCAAACGTGATGACCCAAAACGATTAAAAGCATATCGTTCAAGAATGGGTTGTGATACAGACCCAGGCCCAAAATGGAAAGCAAACTATTGGTCATGTTACCAATGGCGGTCAGGTGCTAAGGTTGACGAAGACTTTAGACTACCAACATTTGGTGAACATTTGGATGAAGTTGTTTCACAGAAGACTAGAATGAAAATGAAACAAGCATTCAGAAAGAACAAAGCAAAGATTATGAGGGCAAGAAAGAAAGCTGCTAAGAAACCTCAACTACAGAAAGGTCAGATTGAAAAGAAAGCAGAACTACAGGCACGAAAGACAATTGAGAAAAAGATTCTTAAAGGTAAGTCTAAAGCAGACTTAGGAATTGGCGGAAAGGCAGCTCTTGAAAAACAAATGGCAAGAAAACAGAAAGCAATTAAGAAAATTGCTCTGAAGATACGTAAAGACGTAATTGCAAAAGAGAAGATGAAAATTAAAAAGAGACTTGGGGGTGTAAATGAGGAAACTAATTACGCTATACCTTCTTACCCAGCACAAACCGATGTTAAGATGAGACACGATGATTGGTGGATTGTTGGTGACCCCGAAAAAGCATATGAATACGACACAAGTAAGACTGGTGATGAGAATATGGAAATCATGAATGATTTAGTTCGTGACCAAAGACGCACCATGGCTAAAAATCCTAATGAGGTTAAGGACTAATGAAAACATTCCAATCATTCAATGAAGCAAAAGAAAAGGGTGCAACTTTTACATTCGGCCGTTTTAATCCCCCAACCACTGGTCATGCGAAACTAGTTAAGAAACTAGAAGCATCATCTAAGGGTGGATTTACGCCTTTGATTTACACTTCACATTCAAGTGACCCTAAAAAGAATCCTCTCAGTTACAAACAAAAGATATCTTATCTTAAGAAGTTCTTCCCGAAAGTTGGTGTTATTAATACGCCTGCAAGAACTATCTTTGAAATTGTAACAGACTTACACAACAAAGGGTTCACCGATGTTCGTATGGTTGTAGGTTCAGATAGAGTTAAAGAGTTCGACATGCTTATTAAGAAGTATAACGGACAGAAAGGTAAACACGGTTTCTATAAATTCAATTCAATACAGATTGTATCTGCTGGTGAGAGAGACCCCGATGCGGATGATGTATCAGGAATGAGTGCATCTAAAATGAGAGCACTTGCATCCGAAGATGACTTTGATGCATTCGTAGATGGTGTTCCAAGTAAGAACAAAAGAATTGCACAGTCATTATACAAAGATGTGAGAACTGGTATGGGTATCAAAGAAGAAACCGTACCATGGTATATCAGAGAAGACCTAATTACAGAGGGTGTTTATGACCCAGGCATCTTCAAAGCAGTATTCCTAATGGGTGGGCCAGGCAGTGGTAAATCTACAGTCGTAGATAGACTTGCACTAAAACCACTAGGTTTAAAACTTGTAAACACAGACAAAGCATTTGAAGCTGGTCTTAAGAAAGCAGGAATGGGTCTAGACTTAAGAGGTGCAGACTTCTCTAAGGTTGACCCTATACGTGCAAAGGCAAAGAAGATTACAGGTAATGCTCTTGACAGATACCTAGACGGTAGGTTAGGATTGATATTCGACACTACTGCAGCTAAGTCATCCAAGATTGCAAACTACAAAAAAATGCTTGATAAACTAGGATACGAATACAAAATGGTATTTGTGAATGCAAACCTAGAAAATGCACAAGCACGTAATGCTATGCGTAGTAGAAAACTACCAAAGGAAATTGTACAGGGTGATTGGGAAAACTCACAGAAGAATGCTAAAGCATTTAGAGCAATGTTTAAGAAAGACTTTGTGGAAATTCAAAATGATGACACTCCAGCAGACTTGAATAAGAAAGCAGATTCTTTGTATAGTAAACTATTAGGATGGACATCAAGATTCCCTAATAACAAAGCATCACAATCTTGGAGAGAACAGGAACTTCTAAAAAAGAAGTCTAAATAAACATATGAGAATAACAAAAACTTACAAACAATCTGAATGGTTAACCGAAGGGCCAGAGGAATCTGCGTCTTTAAAAGCTGACCAAGCACGTGAAGTTGAAGACCTCAAACGAAGACACGAAGACGAGGTAGAATCTCTCAAAGCAAAACATGAAAGAGAATCCGACAGACAGTCTAAGAAAGATGAAGCAGAAGCAGAGAGAGACCAACAGGAAGATACTCTGCCTGATATCGAAGACTCAAAATACTTACAAAGTATTGAAGAGGGTAAACTTGTTGCAGATGACTTGATGATTATTGATGTCGCAATAAAAGACATTAAGAAACAAATGGTAACGACACTGCAGAAGAACAGAGAAGCAGGAGTTAATTTCATCAACACTATATTTAGAACTGCTGGTCTCAAAACAAAAGTCAGCGCAAAGATGCAGTCTAAAGGTAGACTATTTCTCAAGAACGATAAAGAAGAACAAGACAGAGACGTAAAACATAAGGATGGTACTCAACCCAAGAAGTATTACAAAGGTCTCGATAAAAAAACTAAAGATGCTAGGGACGCACATTTTAAAGCGAAGAAAAGTGGCCCAGCTCCAGGCGATGACGATGCTAAAACTAAGACATCGGTTCATACTAAAAAGTATAAACAAATGTTTGGAGAAGACGTATCTCAAAAACAACTCAATGACCTTGAAAAGTTTGCTGACAGAATCCTTAAAAAGTTTGGGGTTGATATTGAGTTCACCAAACATTTCGCTGACCGCATGAACGATGACCGCAATGACCCTGCTATCACAGTTGCAGAGTTACAACGTGTGTTCAAGAAGATTGCAAAGAACAAAGCAAAGAGTATTAGACAGAATCCCGATAGTGAAGCAGTCATCAAAGATTTGCAGATGGATTTAAACTTACCTGTTGTTATCAAGTATGACCGTAACAAGGAAGAGTTTGAAGTAGTTAATAAGACTATTATGCGTAAAAAAGATTTCAAAACTACATCTAAGACTATCACAACAGAAAAAACATTAAAAGACATTTTTGGGAGTAACCATGACAGGTAATAAAACAGATAACGGTGTATTAGAACAAGGAACAGACGAAGCAAGAATCTCGTATTCCGAAGATACGCCTGGTCAAAACGTAGAATCTTTTATCAAAGAACGTGAAAGAGCATTTCACGAAGCAAATGATAGAGTAAAAAAACATTTCTCATCTGTATTTGGTAATCCCTTGGAAGACTATCCTTACAATGATGCAATTAAAGTTAAACCTATCAAAGAATCATTTGAAGAGTTAAAGATGGATGAAGGAAAATCATCTACAGGTTACGACTTGTATCACAAAACATTCTCTGGCGCAATGCAACATTCTTATGAATACTCAAAGAAGAAATTTGGAATCGAAATCGACCCAAATGAAATTGATGACAAGGTTGCAACAGGCCCAGCAAAACCAAAGACAGGTAAAACAAACTCCTACCGATTAAAGGGTAAGGATGGTAAGAAGGGTATCCAAGTACAAGTATACAACACAGGCAAGTCCTTTGAGTTGAACATGTACAAAGAAGAAGTTGAACTTGATGAAGCTAAGGAACTAACAAAAAGAATCGCTGGTGACAGTAAGTTTGAACTACTCGCAGTGAAAAGTGGTCTTCTTAAACTATCATTCGTTAGTGTCAAAGATGGTGATATTTATATTGGTAAGGAAGACTTTGCAAGGTTTCAGAAGTTTGTAAGTAAAATTAAACCAGCTGCAGTCGATAAAGCACATCAAGAAATCATTGAACAGGTTGAACTTGAAGAAGAAGGTGACAACGGTCTAAAGGCAAAAGCAGAGAAGAGTGGAATATCACTTGGTATTTTGAAACAAGTCTATAATAGAGGACTTGCTGCTTATAAAACAGGACATAGACCTGGCACTTCTGCACCACAATGGGCATTTGCAAGGGTCAATTCTTTCATCACAAAAGGTAAAGGTACGTGGGGCGGTGCAGACAAAGATTTAGCCGCCAAAGTTAAATAATGGAGTAAACTGTAATGGTCAAAGAGGAGCGGTTGGAAAAACACGGGACTCACGACAAATATGTCATACGGACATATGACACATCGACACCTTGGATTCAAACGAAACGAAAAGACATGGTGTATGTTCTTCAGAGTGAAGGTTGGCAAATTCAATACGAGAACACTGAAATTGGTAACAAATTGGAAACAGGTAATAAATTTTTACTGCCTGAAAAAGTGAAATATAAACTAATGAATAAGGAGAAAGTAGATTCAAACTTGGTTCTCAAGATTGAGTTTATATAAATAAAGAGTATGAGTTATAAAGCAGATTGGAAATCAGAGTTAGAAAAAGTACGTTCTTATATTAAGGACGCACCTACACCTGTCGTTGAAGAAACCATCAAGACAGACGAACAAACAATTTCAGAAGAAATTGACTTAATGTTGCTAACTGATTTTGATGAACCCATAGTAGAAGATACTCATGAAGAAACCGATGAAGATACCAATTCAAAACTTCTTGAAAAGAACATGTTAGGTAGACTTGCAAAATCATTGGAACTAACCGAAGATAAAAAATCAATGCTTTTTAATTATTTTGAAAAAGGAGAACTAGTACAATGAGCATCAATCAACTACCAAAAGGTTTAGTGGAAGCCACCAAATCAGTCCTAGAGGGTTCTAAAGAATATCAAGCATTCTTTAAATCCGCACTTAAGAAGTTTGGTGTTGATTCACCCGCTGAACTAGGTGATAAGAAGAAAGAGTTTTTTAACTACGTAGACAAGAACTACAAAGGTAAAAACGAAGAAGTCGATAATGTTACCGAAGGTCTTTTCATGTATGAATATGAAGATGAAGACGACTACAGAAAAGGTAAAGAAAAACCTTATGTTGATGCAATCAAAAAAGGTGGCGGTAAAAACATAAAAGTTCATGCACCTACTAGCAGAGACCCACAATTAAGCATAGAGTTTAAAGGTGGTGATATAGACAAGATGCGAAAACTGGTTGATAAAGTCGGTGACGGAACAGAAACTATCGATGAAATGGTTGAAGGTAAACTTCCACCCGCTCTTCAAAAAGCAATCGACAAAAAGAAAGAACAAGAAGGTGAAAAGAAAGTCGATGAATGGATTTCCGCAGACGGTGATAGACGTAGAGTCGCTGAAAAAGATAACAGAAAAGTTAAAGTCGAAGACGTAGTCAGAGACATGTGGAAAAACGCAACCGAGGTTTAATATGAATCACTTTCGACCCAATATCTTCCAAGAACTAAAAGAAAAGAAAGTCTTAGATAAAGACGGAAAAGTCGATGCTCTTGGCGCTTATGGTAAAATGAAACTTACTGGTTCAGAGGTTGCACAATACTTTAAGAAGAATAAAGTCACAGATGCAAAGGTCAAGAAAGCAGTAGAAGTTGCTTTAGACCTTAGTGGTGCAGATTCTATTGCAAGAAAAGAGATTGCAAAGTATTACGGTAACGCAATGCTTAAAAACAAAGACGTTCAGAAAGCACTTCAATATGCAAACGAATCTTATATTTCAAATAAAGAAGTACAATCCCTAGATGAATCACTTTTAGTTGAAAAGAATTTGATGCCTGAAATCCAAAAGATTGTATCAGATAAATCAGCAGCTAAAGTAGGTGGAGTCATGTTGGACATGTTCACTGCATCTATGATTTCAAAGGTTTACGACAAAGTAAACGATGGTAACAAGAAGAAAATGGAAGGTGCAAACATTAACGTTCTTGTTAAACTTGCCCATAAAGTTATGGGTATGAAGGAAGGTTTTTCTTCTGATGCTCAAAGAAAAGCTGCATTTGCTAATGGTTACAAAGAAACAGACAAAAAGAAGAAAAAAGAAGAAGAAATGTCAGAAGGCGCAATGAGTGACTTATTCCTAGACATTCAACAAGGTATGACAGCAAAAGACATTGCAAAAAACTATCCTGTTTCACTTCAACAAGCAAAAGAATTCCTTAAAGATTACTACAGTCAAAAGAAAAAACCCTTAAAAATGGGTGAAGTAACAGAAGGTAAGTATACAAAATACTCAGACCTTCTTTTACAAAAGGCAAAACTAGTTGCACAAGGCCCAGTCGCAACCAAAGAAGTCACTGCAATCAATAAGAAGATTGACGCTGAAATGAAAAAACTAGGGGTCAAAGAATAATATGTCAGATAGAAATGTAGGACTAGACGCAAGGTATAAGACGTTTAGAGAAAGAATTAAAAAACTCGGTTACATAAAGGACAGTGCTAAAAAGACTGCTCAAGTAATGGAGAAAGTTGCCGATTTCGGAATGATGTCCGATGCGGGTAATAAGAAAATTGCACGTGCAGTATCAGCTGCAAAAGATGAAAAAGATTTACGTGCTCGACTAGACAAAATCAGCAAGATGGCTGGTGGTAAGTATAGGGAAGCAGACGAAGACGAAGTTATCATGAGAGCAGTCAATGCTTTAGACTATGGTGCACAGGGAACACAGAAACATGCAGACGCAAACGTTCTTGTTCAATTGGCATCTATAGATGACACAGGTAAAGATACTGATGTTCGTACTGATGATATGAATAAGACTAAAGTAAAGGCAGGAGATGCTTCAAAGGTTTACAAAACTTTGATGAGTATCAAAGCGCCAATACGGTCTAAATACTTAAACATGATGCAGAAGGACTCGAAAGGGTTTAAGAAAGCATTTAACGCTATCTTAAAAGTAGCAACAAAATAAAAGAGAGGAAATAGATATGCCATTATGGGGACATACAAGCGGAACAGAGAGTAAACCTAACTGGTTATCTGCATCCGAAAAAACAAATACATCTGCTAAAGCACACGGATGGGAACTTAAAAAAGTAGTGGGTTCAAGAACATTGACTGAGACATTGGTTGCATGGTCTAGTTCCGCACTCACAACTGCACTTGGTGCCGCTGATATCACTGATATCGACTGGAACATCACTGCATTTGATAAGTCCGAAGGTGGAACACTATCTGTTAAGGTAGTATTCAACGAAGCAGTTGACGTAACTGGAACACCACAATTAACAGTAGTTAACAGTGTTAATTCTAACCACACATTGTCATATGCAAGTGGAACAGGTACTAACGAACTTACATTTACATTAGCAATTGCAGCTGCCAATGCCGCTACTGATGCTGATGATGTACTTTCAATTGGTGCAAACGCAGTTGCATTGAACGGTGGAACAATTAAAGATAAGGGTACTGCAACAGCAAGTACAATTACTTCAGTTGCTGGAATTGGAACTGCTGCTGGTACAATTACAGTAGTTGCATAACAGTTTAGGAATTTAAATTATGAGCAATACGTTTGGAAATTGCGACCTGTCTACCATTACAACAACGGTAGACAAGGTCATGCTAACGGATGCAGAACTTGATATTCTGTGGTCAGAAGATAATCAAAAACGACTTTTTACCCACCAAGCACATTCTCCCTTTAATAGTGAAGGGACTGTAGATGCATCTAATCCGCATTACACTGACGATATTAGTGAAGCAAAACTCAAAGTCAAAACATATATTTCTGACTTCTTAAGTGGGGTTATTCAACAAACTTTTGGATGTGATGCATATATCGTGAGAACTTTTGATGGTTCTACTATTATCGGTTTTCAGTTGATGCACTCTATTAAGGGTGAAAATGATACATACGTCATGACAGCTGATTCAATACCCGATTTAAACACCCTATGGGCTCAAGAGGTTGGTAGTGGTGATTGGAGAGATGAATGTGTCGCTATGGATACAGTTATGTATAACCCTATGCTTGATGGAACATCATCTTCTATTTGGGCATCATCACTGCACATATCCGATGCATTTTTAATCGCTATTCATACTGCCATTAAAGCCGATGGATACAAAAATGTGTTACATTGTGCTACAGGATTAAAACAAAAACAATATTTTAATGCAATACGAGACATGATGAAAAATTGGGAAGAAAATGGTGGTTTCCCTGCTGGTCATCCAAGTGCTGGAGTAGTGATGAATGCGACTCCTGTATTCAATTATGTAGAAGACAACACTACACCCGCTTATCAGTTAGGATGTTCGCAGTTCGGGCCAGCTTATATAAATAGATTTCCCAATAATATTAAACCATGTGCTTGGCCGTTTACCACAACTAAAGTCGGTGGTATTTACCCACCATATGCTTAAGGGGTAATTTGTTATGCCAAAGATTTTTCATACCGCAATAGAACAAGACTTACCTAGTGAAGACCTTCTTAGGTTGATTGAAGCATCTTACGTTAGACGTTTACACACAACTGGTTATACAACTCAAACAGACGAAGAGTTTAAAGATTTGTTTCTTGATGATATTGATTACATTAAGGCAAATTTTCCAGTCCACGCATGGTTTGTAATGCGATACGTCCCTAATGAGACGGTATTAAAGGAAGTTAGGTCAACAGGTAATGCGACCAATGCTCCAATATTTGGTGCTATGTTGATATATCCTTGTAAACAACCTTACAAGGCAACCCCAATAACAGTGACCAAAAATGGTGTAGATGTTCAACGTGATACATCCATACCAAATTTCTTTGCATCTGCTGATGAAGGTACTAAAGATGGCACACCACACTATTCTTGGATGAGAAATTTCCAAACAGAATGGGAGTCAAGAGGTTTAGATGGTCACTGTTCTGATAAACTAGCAATGGCTGATATTGTATTGTACGGTGAAATACCTGTATGTGATTATTTTACTGAAGTATTAAAGTCAAAAAACTATAGACTTTTACAGAATTATAAAGAAACTATTAACGGTGTTGAAACAGACGCAATAGAAGATGCCGACAACGCAACTGAAGGTGGTCTTTCATGGTATCCTGCTATCAAATGGTTACAGGAATACGATGTTAATAGTATGATTTTTGAAGGAGTGGGTTCTAGAGCACTTGAATTCGCTGCCCAAGAGTGGGATGCAAAACACACTATTGGGGGTGTCAAGAGAAGTGAAAACTCTGAATTGTTCAATTGGCCGAGTCAATGGTGGGATACACACGGACTTTCTGAAGGTGAGACACCTACTAGTGGCGCACAGAACATATTCTTAAACCAAGAAGACGATATCGTTAATCATACTGACGCTGAAGTTAGAACTTTTGGTCTGTAGAACACACAAAAAGGATAAATAAAACTATGAAAACATTTAAAGCATATCTCACAGAAGACGTTAACCCTGGCTACGAAGGCATGGCGGGTGAACATAACATCGATGACGCAGACGTTAAGTCAAGACTTAATGCTATCCTAGGTCATACCGCATCTATGGAGTTTATCAACCCTAGAGCTGCCGTTGCACAAATGGAAGCAAAACTATCTCTACTTGGTTTATCACATGATGGTAATATCAATGATATAGACATGAGTGAGAGTGGTGAGTTTGAAATCACATTTTCACGTTACGGTGATATCATTGGTAAAACAGTTGATACCCCACATGATGAAATCGAAGAAGAGAAGATTAACTTTACTATGAAGATTAGAACTGAAAAATTAGATACTGGTTCATTTAAAGTATATGGTTCTTTAGCATAACGCTCTTCACTCGCACTAAATATTAGTGCAACCAAAACAATTTGATACATTATGAGTCTATTTGACAAACTAACAGCAAAGAACTTTGCCGCCTACGCCATAAAACACTATGATGACCCACAGTGTGAAGACATGGATGACTTCTACGAAGACTTACGTAGGTTTAGATACCTTAAACGACTTCTTTTCAGATACTATCAACATGATGAACTGAGAGAACGTCTTATGCTAAATCACCTTATTTGCATCTTTAATGTCTTTGGATACGATGCATCAATGAGGATGTTAAAATTTAAAATCAAGGATGTAGAATACTGGTCATCGATTAAAACGATGCTGTTATATCTAGGATACGTAGAAGAGGGGTTTGAAGTTGATGTTCCTATCGATGAGAAACTCGCAATGACTCTCCGACAGGTATAAATAGATATATGGCCGCTAGAATCATAGACACACTCATAGTATTCCGTATCCTCAAGATGTTAACAACACCTTTTGAGAAGACGCAAGCTTTTAAATTTGGATACATAGACAAGAAGGGTAAACGGATTACACACAAACCCGACCCTAACAATCCTGCTGTCAAATTAGAAAACAAACCATTTACTGCAACTGAAAAGGCATCATACACACCTTTACATAGACTTGTATTCAATTTAAAAAAACTGATTGAACGAGTTCCTTTTGGTAAATCACAGTTCGCTTCATATGCAATTGCACTTGCACTACTTAAAGAAGAAACTAGACTGACTGAAGACCAAGCAGATGAGTTGTGCGAAAAGTTCTACAGACATTTAAAAGAGAACGACTTGGTCACTTCTGAATCTATTCAAGAAACTATTAATCTAGCAGACTTACGTGTGGGAGTCACATACAATCTCCGACAGGCCATCTATCAAAATGATTACAGATATCAACCAAAAACACCTATACAGATTGTAGCAGAACATAGTATAGTATATGGTATTCCTGTTTACATAGGATTTCTAGAAGAACACAGAGTATTGGTAACCGCTGATGATGTTTATTGAGGAAGTAACAAAAGTCAACGACATGGTGTACGGACACCAAGCAGAGTTGAAGAAGCCTAAGTATAAAGACATAGACTTATGGTCTACTGGTTGGCAAAAAATATCAGTTGCCGTACCACCAGCAAATAACTCAACTGCTAGCATAGATGACATCAAAAAACTTCAGCAGTTACTTAAAAATACAACACCTGTAATCAAAAGACAGTACGTTGATTGCGATGAAGATGGTTCGTACTATATCAAAGCATACATGGAAGAGAATAATTTAGACTTTGAAGATGCAACTATCGAATACATTGAAAGACAATGCAGTCCTGTTGTAAGACACTTTAAAAACTTTTTTAATCGTCCAAGACCATATCAATTGGCAGATGCATTAAAGATGGACTTTAAACCATTCGTTACACCGACTGCAAAGACCCCTGCTTATCCAAGTGGACATGCAGTACAATCTAGGGTGGTTGCTAATTACTATGCAAGTTTATATCCCGACCACCGAAAAGAATTACATGAAGCCGCTCATACATGTGGATGGGGTAGAGTTGAAGCAGGATTACATTATCCTTCAGATTATACCGCTGGTCTACAACTTGCTGATGACTTGATGGGATATATGCGGATGGAAAAACTAAATGAAGATGCGCCAGTGAACGCAACAGGTAGTGCTATATCAATGCCTACTACAATGAAACGAAAACGAGACAAAAGATTCTACGAACTTTGGACTAGAAAACCAAAATAAATTATGCAATTTCTGAACTATTTGGCATTAGCAACAAGTCTAATGATAGCGGGCATCGCTGCCTATTTCTCCGTTATAGGAATGGGGATTATATTTGCGGGGGCATATATGTCCACAATAGTTATGATGAGTGCATTAGAATTTGGTAAAATAGTTACTGCAGCTTACGTTCATATGTTTTGGGACAAACTTAACTACATGAAGTATTATCTTGCTTCCGCAGTAGTTATACTCATGTTGATTACATCGTTAGGTATATTTGGATTTCTATCAAAAGCAAACATTGAAACCGCACTAGAAGGTGATTCATATTCTCTAGAGATGTCTATCATAGACAAAAGAATAGAGTCAAAAGAGAATCAATTACAGAGATTGGAAAGCAGAGTTTCAAGTTTAGATAATATCATAGACACTGCACAACCAAAAGACAGGAACTATATAGATAGAAGACAGAAAGATGAACGACAAGACATCGCTGTTTCTATTGACCAAATTGTAGATGAGATAGTAACACTCAATACTGAGAAGTTACCATTTGAGAGACTCCAGTTACAACAAGAAGGGAAGGTTGGCCCAATCATGTACGTTGCAGAAATGTTATACGGACAAGATGATGCAAAAAACTATCTAGACAACGCAGTCAGATATGTTATAATAGCATTGATATTTGTGTTTGACCCTCTAGCATTGTTGTTATTGGTGACCGCTACAGGTCTTATAACTTCTTACAGGAAACCCGAACCACCTAGAATAGTTGTGCGAGTTCCGAAGAAGAAAGACATAAATAACATAAATAACTGACATACATTTTAGGAGATAAAAAATGGCAGACGAAAGAAAAGAAGAAGATTTCCATCTTCTAAAACCATCAATGGGCGACCCAATGCCAGAAGAAGGCACTACTGGTTACGATTTAGCTAAGAAGTCATATGACATAGCTATGGTAGAGTATAACGAAAGACTAGACGTTTGGTTAAAGACAGGTGAAGCTCCAGGCTTAGCCACTAGCGAAGACGAATAGTAAGATTCCTTACAAAACCCCCTTGTGATAATCATATCATTCTAGTATAATAGCTAGTATGATATGGTTAGAACGCAAATACTTAAGTATGGTAGCATCCCGTTTGGATGTCTGCAAGTGGAAAAACGAAAAAACTCTTAATCACAGATGCCCCTACTGTGGTGATTCTCAAACGAATCCTCACAAAGCACGTGGGTATCATTTTGTCGTGGAACAAAACTTTGTATACAAGTGCCACAATTGTGGTAAATCTACATCGTCTGTTCACTTCCTTAAGGATAACTTCCCC